ACCCTCCCGACGCCTGCAATCTTCCCCAACGTATCAAGCTGTGCCCCGATAGCTGTGTCAATATCGAACGCATCTAAAATAACCTGCAGCAAACTGTTATACGTTAACCCTTCCGATATCAGCCACAAAAGCCACTGTGTCAGCCTTGGCCGCGTTTTATATTCGCTGGTGAGCAGTTTTCTGTACCCATCCAGCACTTCATCATCATCGCCGCCTATAACAAAATTTCGCGGCCCCAGAATCGTGTCCGTCCAGACTTCCCCTGCTTCTTCATGCCGGAGCACCAGGTCATAAAGATACGTTCCATAAGGCAGCACCGCCGTGTCCGTAGGCAAAATTGAAATAACCGGATCTGTGCTCGTCCGTTGAAACGCATTCATCTGCGAATTCAACGCCTTGCGCACTGTAAAAATCAGTGTGTCCTTCCCCGGAATAAGTGCATAATCGGCCTGATTGGCACGCCGCACCTGCACCGGAATGTCCACCGGATATCCGCGCGCTATGGAGATGTTCATGTCGTCATCGACTGCAAAAAGCATTTACACCCCTCCTCAGCTCAGGCCATCCGTAACCGTGATATTTTCCAGAGAAATCGTCGCAACCTCGTTGTAGTCAATAACGATATCTGCTGCAGCTATAGAACCAGCACTCTTGCCAATTCGCACCGAAGCCACACCAAACGCCGGCCGTTTGATGTCCGGGTTCGTAGCACTTGCAACACCGGCCAGCAGACTCACCGATACGTCCGCTGCAATATCAAACCCGGAAAGATACTCATAAATGGCCTGCTTCACATCGTCCTGCATGGTCCGCACATATTCCGGCGGGTATGGCGTCAGAACAACATTCACATAGATCGGAACCATCGTGGGTCGATAGAACCGGATGATATTCGCATAACCGCCAGCATCCGTGATGGTCGTCAAAACGTCCCCGTTGGTATAGCACCCGATCCCTTTATGCCGCAGGATCGCATCCGCAATGGTTCCTGCATCGCCACCCTCCACTACGCAGGTCACACTGTGAGCAGGAAGTCCATACGGATTCGCATCGCTGACCGCAGCACTGCTGGTGTCATTCTCATAGACCGCCAACCGCTGGACATTATCAATCGCCGCAATAGCCGCATAGGTTCCTGCCAGCATGGTCTGCGATGGGCCTGCCACAGACGCCGTCTGCCTTACCCGCAGCGCAGCATCCGTCTCCGTTTTTACTCCTGGCACCGCCGCTGCAGGATTCGTCACCGTCAACCAACCATAGGTCGGCGTATTAATTTTGTTGATCTCATTTGCTGACGCGGCCACCGGACCAATCTCAGCGCAGGTAGCCGTAACCGTTACGGTCCCAGACGTCGGGATAGATACGTTGGCCGGCAAATTCCAGATAACATCGCTGGCGTCCTTTACAGACCCATTGACAATCTGTGTGTACGGCGTGCCGGTAATGACCACGTCTGCTGTGGACCGGCTGCCTGCCTTGCGCGCAATACCGTTGATCTTAACCACGGCATCCAGCCCCACGCCCACCGCCGTCATAGGACTCCGGCTGTTATAAGCCATCGCAATCCCCTGCAACGTGTCGTAAGTTTTTAATGCAAAAATGCTGATCAGCTGATAATCTGCAGAATCATTTTCAAGATAGATATCATCCCCAAAGATGGACTTCGCACCGGCCACCAGGTCATCCACAATGTCCTGATAGGTCGGGTAGTGAAATCCCGTCTCGTCGATATAGGGCGTGAAATAAGCCATTTACCGCACCTCCCTCACGTTGCTCACATAAAGCTCACCATAGACCGTGTCCACGCGGCAGGAGAAGCTGTATGCCCGCTTATTCCGGTCGAATGTGGAATCATACCAGGACACATTCAGCACGCCCGTCGTGTCCCCGATACGGCGCGCAAAAATGATATCCACGGCCCGCTTATTCGCATCGCTCCCGGAACTTGCCAGTATACGTTCAAACAAGGGCAGACCGTCCTCCAGGTCCTCCCACCATTCGCCATACAATAAAAGAAGCCGGGATTTGACCGCCTGTCCGACGGCCTCCCGGCCTTCTAAATAATCATTTTTCCCATGCCCGAAAACATAGTCCCAGTTTTCGTCTAACCTTCGGTATTTCAATTTACACCTCCCGTGGACCCGCCACCGGTCTCAACACCGGAATGTGTATGCGTCAGGAAACGCCTGCCGTCAATGGTGGTCTGGTTTCCAGAGATGGTCACCTTCCCGGAAATATTCACAGCCCCGCCGCCTGTGCCTGTCGTATTAATGGCCCCTGCGTCCAGATTTATGGCCGAAGCCTTTATATTGACAACCGAACCCTTCAGCTCAACATACGCGCTGCCTTCTTCATTCCGAAGCTGACAGCTGTTTGTGGAATAACCAGATACCCGGCGCGGCTGGCTCCACGGACCGAGAATGGCAAATGCATCCGATAAGTCATGACGCCGGATATCAATCTGGTTCTGTACTCCACTATTCTGCCACCAGGCATCGATGCAGGAATCCCCGATGCACACAAGGCACTCATCCCCCGGCTGGATAGGCAGCGTCAGCACATACCCGCCAGCCCTCGGCCAGCACACCGGCACGTCCAGCAAGATAGGAATGTCCGTCCAATTCCGGGAGCCGTCCTCACCGATCAGGCACTCCCGGATAGCAGGCCGCACGTTGACCGTCTGCTGGTCTGCATCGTAACTCTCAATAATTCCCGGCATGTGGCACCGAAGTTTTATGCTCGCCTGCCGCTGCCGGATAGCTTCCTGCCTTTCCGGAATCGGGTTCATTTCATCAATCGTCATACCACACCTCACGTCCCATTCACATAGGTGCTGCCGCTGGCATAGATACCGGGCAACGCCGCAGCGCCATGCCTGGACAGTCCGACCACATCCGTATACCAATCATTCCCCCGGGTATCGCCCCGGTGGGTGACCTCGATGGCCTGATAGATCCACTCATCGTCCAGCGGCAACTGTTTCTGACCAACCGTCAGCTGTTGCTCCTGAATCTCCGACCGTGCAATTTTTACCTTCGTCCAGAGCTTAATCGACGGATTCAGCAACACCCGAAAATTTAACCCGTTTGTGGTCTGTTGCGGCACCCCGATCAGCCCGGTAAACGGATCTATCTGTATCGCCTCTTCATCCGCAATATCCGACGGCTTAACCAGGTTCACCGTGCCTCCGTCCATGTAGTACGTGGCATCGTTTCCCCGGCAGATATCCTCCACATAATCAAAAGCCCGGCCAAAAAAGACCTTGCCCCGGGGAAGTTTCTGCTGGCTCAACCAATCCGTGACCTTCGCCTGCGGCACCTTCACGCTTCCATTGTTGCAGACCGTATCGAAGATCTGCCGCTGGTTCAGGCCCTTGTTCACGGACATCTGGATATAGTTAAAATTGAGCGGCTGGTTCCCGTCGATGCAAGATAACGTCAGCACATAGTCGGCATTGGTCTCCTTGCTCCGGGTGGGATAAATTACCTGCCCGTCGAAGATCACGCCATACTGTCCTGCCGTAGCCGTTTCCTGCTGGTTGGCCGTTTTCTTTTCGCCCATGATGCCCGGGCCCTTCAAATAATCGTTTTTCTGGTCAGCGCCCAGCGTCCCCTCATATCCCGCCTCAATAACGACCCGGTCGCCATCCTTGATGATCAGCTGTTCCGTGTCATTAGCGAGGTTATAAATCTTAACAATCGCATAGGACGCACCCTGACTCCGGCGCTTATGGACCTCAAACGTGCAGTGAAGATTCGACACATCCAGCGCCTGCTCATCATTTTTGTCGATGACCAATATGCGGTACTTCCGCAGCCACAGATACCCGCTCATGAATCATCCCCCCAGACCAGCACAAACGTGCTCCCCAGCGTTTTATTGTCCGGGTGCTCCAATTCTGTCGGGAGCGCCTGCATAACATACGCCTCTCCAGCCCCCAGATAGCCCGCCTGGCCCAACAAATTGACGCCTAATACCAACGGTACCCCTGCGCACAAAACCGCGTTCGTGGCCAAATTACGGACGTCTGCGAGCCATATGTCGTATCGGTCCAGATACCGCAACCGCAGCTCCAGCGTGATATTTTCCTTGTCAGCCTCCGACTCATTCATCGTCAGGGTGAAAGACTGATAACAATCCGGAGCGCACGTCAAAGGAATTTCATAATAGCTCATCTTCTCACCCCTTGCCTGCCACCGGTTCCTTTCGCGCCCCACTGAACCAAAACTGTATCTCTAACATCGTTTGGCTGCACCGGTCCCCGCTTGGTCGCAGAGTCTGTCGTCCATTGCCGCGCGGAAACTTTCACTGTAGCCACCGTGGCCACCAAAACCTCCCGCATGGCTACCGTGCACCGGAGCCCGTTCATTGTGCTGGCATCATCCGGAGCACTGATGGATTCTATCAGCATGTTCTGATATGTCCCCAGCCTCGTGTGAACCACCATGGGAATTCGTGACCGTTGCAAATCTAACAGCCGCTGATACGCACTTACCGACTTATTGAAAAAACTATTAAACTGCCCGGGCTGACGACTTGCCATGGCGTCCGACATGAACACCTCCATGGTGATATGCGTCGGTTCCCGGTACGCATGGTCTGAAATGTTTGCCCCAGACTGCACCGGATGGGATGTGATGGTCAGCTGTTCCTGAATCTCCGTGGACATAATCCCATCGAAAAACAGCCCGCTGATATTCGTCTGCACCAGCACCATCTGCCGCGCATCAATATCGGCGCCCCACTGACGTGGCCGATATCCAACATCAGTGCGCCCGCCGGAAAACATTGTCCCCACGGCCGTCCATACAGAACCCAGACCAAACACATCGCCAATATTTCCCAGAACGTCGCCCACATTCAGCCCTTTAGGCTCCCCAAAACACCCGCCTCCAGAGCTGCTCGGATCAGGTAAAAAGCTGGTAAAAAAACTCATACTTCAGCCCTCCTCCCGAACCGTTGCATGATGTGCAGCGTCTCATTCATGCCCTGCTCTACGCCGCTCTTGGCCGCACTTCCAATCTCCTGCGGAGTAGCGCTTGTGCTCCTTACGTAAATATTGACGGTGGATCCGCCAAAATTGTAGTTTCCAGAATCAGCACCACCGCCGCCAAATGCGCCTCCTGCCCATGCAGGATTCAACTCACCACGCAGTAACGCATCTGCATAACTATCTCGAATCGGCGCCGTGGCCATTTCCTGCTCGCCCGGCATAAAGCCTGTTTTTAAACCGATGCCGGAGAATAATCCTGACATACTTGCATTGTTTCCCGTAGCCGATTCTTGTGCTTTTTGCATCACATTCTGTAGCGGCGCCGTGGCCATTTCCTGCTCGCCCGGCATAAAGCCTGCACCATTTAACATTTCCCCGGCGATCCTGTTCGTAACATCACCATTTACTTCTGTTGAACCTTTGGGTTTAATGCCAAAATCCATATCATACTTACTTTTTTTGAGTTCTGGCGCTTTATACCCATCCAGCCGTATATGCAAGTGTTCCCCTGTAGTGTCTCCAGTCCAATTCGCTCTGTCATATTCGTCATAAACGTGATACCCCAAAGCCTCTATTTTTTTTATATATGCTTTGCGAAAAGCCTCATCCTGAAACGCATCATTTACAAGATCAATAGCGATACCCTTGTAATGATCGCTGCCTTCCATGTGCTTACCATTTGTCGTGGCCGTAAGCCACGTCTGCTGACCACCCGTAGAAGTGTGGATATCTTTCATTAGTGCCGCAAACCCGGCCCTCGCTTCCGGAGCAAGTGTGTCCAACGGCACACCTTCATTAGCAGTAAAATATTTTTTGGACTCTTCCATGGACGTGCCAACACCATCAAACCCGGCAACTTCTTCATTGCCCGTCAATGTTCCCCAAGCGCGCCGCATCTTTTTCAAGCCTTCTTTTTTGTCGCCATCAAGATAAGACGATACCGCATCCATGACGTCACCCAGAGCCCCGATCAGCCGAAACATGAAGCGCAAAACGGTACCGATCGCATCCCCGAAAACCTTCCAAAAATCCTTAACCTTCGGTTTCCCCTTATCCATCTCTATAAATATTTTTTTCAGAGATTCAAATAAACTTGATGCACCTTTACCCAGCTTCCCCATGTTCTTGGATGCCTCTTCAAGCAGTCCGTTGAGGTTCATCCCATTGAAAACATCGTCCAGAATATCCGCGATATCCTTCAGAACCTGCTTAAAATTCTGCATCCATTCCGATCCGGTGCCTTCCGAAAACTTCAGCAAAGCCTCCCATATCGGCGCCAGCGTAGCGCTGCTGTTCCAGCCATTCATGTAGCCCACAAAATCCTCTATCAGGATCATGGCCATGGACAGCCCTGCCAGCAATGCCCCAAACGGACCTGCCATAATAATCGCACCAACGGCCGCAAATACAGCGCCCCACTTCTTCACGTTATCAGGCAGACTAACAATAAAATCGTAGACCTTCCCGATAGCCAGCCCCAGCGCCTTAATTGTTGCCAGTGCAGGCTTCAACACCATCGACATAGCCCTTGCAACCGTTCGTGCCAGCCCCGGCATGTCTGTCCCCAGCTTATCCAGCAGCCAATTCAGGAATGCCCGGAAGTCCTCAATGTACGGCTCCAGATACTTGATCAGGTAATATGCGATCCATTCCTTCAGCATCTTCAACCGCACAAACAGCACCTGCACGTCATAGCCAATTTCCCGGATGTACCGCAGCTGTGCATCGGCATCAGCCGGTGTGGCAAATTTCTGCATTTCGCCGCGCAACCGGAAGAACTGCTCCCGGAGCTCCGGAACCCATGCAATATCATCCTGGCTGACCCCCATGGTTTTCATGGCAACGGAAAGCGCTTTTGCAGTTTCCTTCGTGGTCCACATAGACGCCGCCAACCTCTGATACTCCATATCTGCCTTGGCAACGCCCTTCACCGTTTCATAAGCAGCCTTTCCAATCGCACCGATAGCCGCAGCCAACGCCATCGGTGCCGCCGCGCCCTTCAGCTTTACGAGGTGAGATTTTAACTCCGTCAGCGCACTCCTCGCCGCACCAAAAGAATTCTGGTCAATATCCGCACCGATTCTGACCAGATACTCCTCTATAGTGTTCCAGTCACTCATTACTTCACCTCCGCCTCTGCCGCCGCCTGTGCGCGTCGTTTATTTTCTGCCTGGACCGCAAGCATCTCGTGCGCGTCCAGTAAATCGTCAAAGTCATAGGTCCCGTCCCACATTTCATGCTGCCGCCAGATGCCGGCCGTAACCGGCACCATGGCATATTGTCTGGCAGCATCGATGGTAGGATAAGGAACCGGATCAAAATTCAGGGTCAGTCCTTCTTCGGGCTTAACCCTTCCCCGCCGAAAAAACCGCCAATATTAAAGATCGCCGCCTGAACGGTCAGCGCAATGACGGCCGCAGCATCCGTGCGGAGCTCCTCGTCAGTGTAGGTACCGTCTGCCTTCAAAATCGGCATCGGCATATCCACACCGCCAGAGGTTTCCATCTTCAGCACGGTAGCCAGCAGGATCTTCTGTACTTCCGTAAAATCTTTACGATTCATGGACGTGATCGCCTGGGATAACAACTGCATGTCGCCGGCAGTCACTCCCTGCCCAGACAACCCGCTCATCAACGGCAGGGCCACACCTGCCAGCTTAAACGCGACATAAGACCCGGAATCAGCGTCCAGCTTGGTCAGCTTGTACCGGGTTCCGTTATAATCAAAAAATTTTTCCTTAACCTTCATCGAATAGTCCTCCTATCAGCGCGGATCGTTTACGATATCAGCGCATAACAACGTCCAAGTCACCCGAGAACCCTGTGCCTGGTACGGAACATCGGCCTCCTTCTGCGGGGAAACTCCCTGACAGATATGAGAGCCGCCGGTAGTGCTGTTTTTCAGCAGCATAGAAGTCTCTGCCCACTGGTTTGTCGGCAGCGCCCAACAAGTCTGAAACCACTTCAACAGCCACTTGTGCAACGGTGCGGTCTGCTGCACTTCGATGGTCACGGTGCCGTTATTGCCCGCAATTTTGCTGACCATGATGCTGCCATCTGCAGCGACGTCATGAGTAGACCGTTCGGTGCTTTTGGACACAGTAACACTCCCTGCGCCCTCTCCGGTAAAAATAAAAGAGCCCACCGCCGGATGGCTAATGGACCCGACCAAGTCAAGAAAAGAATAAGTCGTGCGAGACATTTATAGCCCTCCTTCTCAACGGTTGATGTTGACTTCGACGATAACAAACTCGATAGCACCCGCCAGTTTTACGCACACGTAAATGGTCGGTGCAATACGTTTGTCGCGGTCTGCCTGCGGCTGGGAATCAATACTCTCAGCCTGTACCAGATACCCGGCATCCAGATAATCTCCGGTCTGCAATTCCAGACACTGGCTGCCGTTCCACTGACCCGGTGCAATAAAGCCCGTCCGCACGTGCTTGTCACACGCCTGGTTGATAACATTGATGATAGACGCCACGCCGGCCGCAGTCTGCGGAACCTTCCTGCTCTGGGCCAAAAGGTCCATAACATTCAGGACAATGTCGTTCTCCAACATGTCCAGCCCCATAATCTCATCGAAGCTGGTGCCGTCGGCCATGTAACCCTGCTGCAGCAGATCGTAATCTTCCGCACGAGTCACGTAAACGTTGCCATTGTTGCCGGTGGTCGTCCGGGAGCCGCACACGTACTCAACCTGCGCCTCGGTCAGAGAATCGGTGGTAATACCGACCGCAGACTTGTACGCCATCGTAAACATGCTGTTGGCGGTTCCGGAATTCAAACCATTTGCGCGTCCCATCCAAGCCGCCGCTGCATTTGCGTTCCCGGAATTGTATACACCCCAGGACCTGCGATAATTGGCCGCCTTCAACTTCATGAAGATGTCCTGCACCTGCACCGGTTCCTCGCCTTCCTGTTCCGGTTCGGTATAGGTCGGCTGCAGAACGTTTGCATTGTGCGTGGTATACATGTGCAGTGTGCGCGGTGTAGCACTTTCGGCCCATGCTCCCAGTGCTTCACTTTCAGAATCCGCAGCACCCAGCGCCACGAACTCGTACCATTCGCTATTCGCCTGACGGCATGCTTCCATAGCGGTCGCCTTGTCCTCACTGTTGGCCGTGTCGATAACACCCACGCAGAGCTTATCCGGCTGCGGGCTCTGGTTAAAATACAGCCGTGCGGCAACGTACTCATCGCTGGTGTTGGAGAATCCATCTGCCAGCATGGCCGCCGCAGAACCATACACCCTGACACGTTCGGTCACCGGAATCACGGTGCTACTGCCCAGAATCAGGCCAACATTAAAACCCTTTCGAGCCGCCGCCTTTGCGCTCAAATTGATATCGACCTTAACGATAGGCCGCAGATCTAATTTGATAGCCATTCCTCAAATCACCCTTTCTTGATAATAATGCCGCCCGTAGATACCACGGTCGTGGAATCTTCCGGACGGTTCGCACCAATCGTGACAGGCACGCTGGTGATCGTTTTAACTTCTGTGTCGTAGCTCTTCGCCACGTTGAAAATCATGGTCATATCGGCCCTGCGCCACCACCTCGCCTGAAACAGCTCCGGAGCATACCTGGGCGCCTCATTCCCGGGCACCACATACACCCCGGCATTCCGCAAGAGCGGCACTCCGTTATAGATGGCGGTGCGGATGTTATCCAGATTGGTCGCGCCATTCGGCCCGTAGGCAATGAGCTGTGCCTGCATTACCCGCGTCTGTTCCTGATGCCGGTTTAGATCTTCCCCGGAATCCTGCCAAAAATCATGCAGCGGCTGTGACACATCCTGTCCGTCCAGAAACGTCAGCTGGAAAAACAGCACATCCTCGTTGTAGCTCCAATCAGGCTGCCCCATTGTGGGCCACGAGCGCCTCACTGGCGGCCTTTCATTGGCCTCCTCGGGGTTTTCCCCCAGCAGCGTCATAAACGCCCTGTAAAACAAAATCTCGAGCTCATCCAATGCCATCACCATCCAGTCTGGAACCTATCGACCGATAGAACCCGTAATCAATATCCGGTGTGACCGTCACGATCCGGTAACGCGCCCCACGCCAGAACACCATGTCCGTAATCTCTCCATCGCTCGTGATATAGATCCGCTCGGTGGTCAGAATCTTAATGGCCCCGGTCAGCCGGTCGCCTTCCGGAACCTGCTGCAAGTCTTTTGCACTTGCCATGGTGACGATGCCCCGCATAGACAACTCGGTCGGATTCTCATCCTGCACCCATGTTCCATACTGCCAGGACCCGCCACGCCGCAGTATCGTTATCTTCTGGCTCATCCTCGGGCTGTGAACCACCCGCGCCAGATTCACCCGTGTGTTCATATCAGCCCTCCCTGATCACATACGTGATAGCCTTCCGCATGGTGCCGGTATCCACCAACGGCCGCTCCGACTTCTTCAGCTTGATGGTCAACGGGCTGTTCGGCGGCCAACCGTTACGTGGATCTGTAAACCAGTCCCGGCAATAATTCTGTGCCGCCATACCGCAGATGTTCATAGCCTTTTGCATTGCCGCCTCATCGCCCTTGCAGGCCGCTTTAATGACCGCCTGAAACAACTTCCCGATGGCATCCGCGTGAGCCTCCAGTGCCGGCTCCAGCACCGGTCGGGGCGGTATACGCCACAACGGTGAGCCGTGGCTCATGATATACAGCTGATATGCCGCGGAATACTTCATACCCGCGTCGATCTTTGGCTGCATCTCCTGCCGCATTGACTTCTTCCGGACGCCGTGTGACAGGATGTACAGCAGCTGCGCATTATTGATAGACTCGCCCTGTCGGGCCGCCTTCTTTTCCGGAATGCCCACCATGATGCGGCGCTTCTTCAGCTTCTGCACCCGTTCCATCAGGCCATCAAAGCCGCCATTGTTCTGCGTGTGCTGGACGTTCACCGTTACCATATGTACATCCCGCCCTTACATAACCGCTTGGCGATGGACGCATACAGCACCCCGAACCGGGTCAGTTTGAAATCCGCCCAGCCTGACAGATCCTGCACCGCGCTCGTGTCCAGAGAATAGCTCACACCGTCTGCCGATTCGCTGGTGACCGTACCGATAGAACTCCCAGCCGCCACGATATCGTCAGCACTGCTTCCCTCCGGCACACTCCCCTGCATCCACAGGGTCAGCATGTGCGCGCAATACAGACCGCAGCAATACTCCCACATCTTCCCGAACCGTTGCTCACTGACCACCTCGTTAGTGAGGTCAATGAACATGTCCAGCACGGCACTCGGCACCACCGGCGCCCCATCCACCACCGTCGCAAACTGTGGATAGACCGCCAGAAACTGCTCCGAGGTATAAGTGCTGTTGTTCGGCTTTTTGATGCCGGATGCCTGGGCCCGCAGATGCAGTAAAACCGTGCCGATGCACGGATTCATCATTTCTTTTTCGCGGCGGTCTTTTTCGGTGCGGCCGCAGCAGAGCTGCCCTGCACGATCGGAGCCTCGGCCAGCTTAACCAGAGAGCCGTCTTTTACTACCAGCGGGAAAAGCGGGTCTTTTTCGATCCATTCCGGTGCGGATTCAATGTTGTTGCCACCCAGGGAAACAAACACCCGGTCATCGCCTCCACGGAAACGGAGCTTCTTTTTTGTCAGAATCTGCATGTGTACGCCTCCTCCTAATAAAAAAGCCCGGCCCCTTTTCAGGACCGGGCTGTGTAAAATCAGATGCCGTCAAAGTAGCCAACCGGCTGATAATAAGTAAACTTGACCGGACCCATCTGGGCTGCATACAGGGTCAGGTAAGCGGCCTGCAGCAGATCAGGCTGGGTCATGGCGCGGGTGTTCGGAACGGTGATGTCGAAGTACAGCATGTCTTCGTCGTTCACGTAAGCAACCGCACGGTCGGTGGAACCAGCGCCGGCGCCTTTGCACCAGCGGCAAGGTACGATGGTCACGTCCACGCCCTGGCGCTTGGCAATGTTGTTCTCCAGCAGGTATTCCAGGATGGACTTGTCCGCTGCCTGGGAAACTTTATGCAGGCCAATGTAGGCGTAGGCTTCCGGGGTGATCAGAATATGATTAGGCATGCCCTTCATGTCATATTCAGATGCGGTCCAGCCGGCAACCAGCATGTCGTTCACGTCCTGCAGGATTTCGTCCGGAGTTTTGGTGCTCCATGCGGTGGTACCACCCGCACCGGTCGCAACAGAGGTGACGGTAACGTCCGGGTTATTAACCAGGCCGGTGGTGCCGTAATCGGTGAAGCCGGTGTACACGTTCATGTCCAGGGTTTTGTTGTAATTCAGACGGACGCCCTTGTTCATGAGGTCCTCTAAATTACGGCCGATCTGCTTGGACTTCTGCAGGTCAATGAATTTAACCTTCAGAACATTCATCCAGGTCAGGGTCGGGAACAGGTTCTTGTTCATGTCCACCTGAACGATAGGTACCGCATTAGTAGCAGAACCCACAATGCCGTTCTGGTTAGCGCCGGAAGTAGCGTAACCCACATCGTAGGTGCTGGTGTATTCCACCCAGCCGCCGCCAGTCTTGGCGACAATATCGCGCTGCCAGGTGACGGAAGTCAGCGGCTCGCGAATCTTCGGGTCGATTTTTTCTAACTCGGCCTGCAGGAACGCCATGCCGGAAGCAACGGCGGCGTCTGCACCGCGGCCATACCCGCCCCTGGGCTGGTAAAATTTGTGGCCGCCCTGGCTCATTGCATAGTTGCCTGCCTGGGCCAGATTGGCGTCAGGTAAACCTAAAAATCCACTCATGACTTATACCTCCTCTTACGGATTTACGCGGGTCAGCACGGTGACCTCGCAAATACGATCTGCATCCATCGCGCCGGTGGTCCATTTTACGTTAGGCAGCAGGACAGTGTTATTACCATCTGCAGCCGCCTCGAAGCCGCCAACTACGCCGTTAGCAACGGACGCATTCGCAGCGATACGAACGTATACAGCACCGCCTGCGGTCGGAGTGCCAACGTTGCAGACTACAGTAACAGCACCGCGGGTCAGCGCGTCCATTACCTGGCCGGGCTGATATTCAACCAGGTTCTGGTTGAAATAATTAGTGGCGTTCTTTACCACGCGAACGGCGATGCCGCCAAAATCAGCAGCCGTGAAGCCAGCACCAACCAGCTCGTAGCTGTTGTCGCCGTTCAGCTTCACGCAGGCACCAAAAGGTACCGCAGCGGAGCTGCTCTTCAGTTTACGCGCCACGGTTACATCATCCGGGGTGCGTGCATAGTTACCGGGGTAGCCATACCCCATGGAAATACCAATCGCTTTACCAGCCATGGTTTATACCTCCTTCTTGTAATGCGGGTTGTATTTTGCCGCAATCTCACGGCCCAGGGCCGCGTCATCAACAGGTCTGGAATCAGCCGCCCGGCGGGTAGCTTTCTGAATGGCAGCATAACCGGAGTCTCGTACATTCCCACGGATCATCTGCGCCAGTGCGTCCGCAGCCTTACGGCGCTGTGCCGTCGGGAGAGTCGCCACAAACGGGCGTAGAGCTTTGATGGTTTCCAGAGCAGCATCGCGTGCACTGCAACCGTCCTCCACAACGTCCTCGGATTCTTCCGCTTCGATCAGGCCGTCAGTAACCGCGCTCTGGGATTCGTTGATTTCTTCTGGGTCCGCTTCCACAGCATCCTCATCTTCAACGTCCTCCCGTTCGGTCAATTCTTCCTCCAGGGCATCCAGGGCGTCGCCTTCTTCGTCAACGTCCGCTTCAGTACCGGCTTCTTCCTCGACTTCTTCCGGAACCGTATCCTCGGCCGGCGGGTTCAGTTTCGCAGACAGAACTGCGATGGCATCCTCGATGCGTTTAAACCGGGCCTCGTTCGGATCTTCCGGTTCCACTGGCTTTTCATCTTTGCCGTCGCCGTTTACCAGCTTCGCGGCTTCCAGCGCTTCTTCCGGGTCGGCGTCCTTGGCAAACGCCGCCCACATGCGCTGCAGAATATTTCCTTTAGCCATGTGCTTTTTTCTCCTTTCCATAGCGTGATCGTGAATGGCCACGCCGTGACCGGCGCGACCTTTATCCACGACGGCAACGTGGTTCCCGCGAATTTCCCTTTGTTCCAAGGTGTGGTCGCCCGTCGGAACCCATAAGCAGTTATACCCGCAAGAGATCTCACGTTTGCCGTCTTGAACCGCGCGAACCAACGCGCCATCATGGATAACTAAATCAGCAACCAGGCAGCCTTCATACTTGCCTGTGCCTTTCCGGACGTCCCGCACAACGCCCCGAGTGTATCGTCCGTAATTTTCGGACGTCACGTCTTCATCCGGGTGGTTTTCCGTTACCGGCTTACCCTCAAAAGACGCCACCGCCGCCGGGGAAAAGACCTCCTCTGCCGGACGGTTCACCTTGAAAATTTCATCCGGGCGCTCGGTCTGCCCAATCTCCCGCCCAAGATAGTCCTGCACGCCAACGCGTGCGATGGGAACGTCCCTGCAAATTAAAAAGCCCTCCGGCGTGCGACTGATGCTGTCGGAGATGCGGCTCCCATAATATGCGGTTTTCATGCTGCGGCAGCACCTCCTATCGCTTTAAATTGGGCCAGCGTCATCCATTGGATGCGGCCCCCGTAATAAACTTTGTGTGGCCAGCGGATATCAGAGAACATGATCAGCGGCTCCGGATAACACCGGCAATTGAAGATGTCCCCGGCGTGGTAATTCCCGTAGGTTCGGCTTTCACCAGCCAGGGCTTCCGGGCTTGGCGGGTCGTCCCAGTTTATGAGCACCCCGTCCATGAGCCTGTGAGAGTCTCTGACGCGCGAATCCTCCTCGGACCGCCATACATACCAGTTAATTCCTGCGACGGCGCTACGGGCACGTGTGAGCGCCGTAGACGCCTTACTGGACTCGGTCCTTGCTATCAACATCGCGTGCGCCCGGGTCATGTGCGGCCATTTTTCCAGGACGTCCTCCATAATCGCTTCAGGGCGCAGGCCCTCGTTGGCTTCCCGGGCCACCATTTCCGTAACCTGTTTAGCCACCCGCTCCGGCATAGATCTAATGATTTCTGCATTGTGGTCGACCACATCCCAGAACGCAGTGCCTACGGCCGTCTGTCCCAGCTCTGTCTGCAGAGCGTTATATACGACGCGCCCTTTAGCCCCGGACCGGGCCGCCTCCCGCCACGTTCGGTGCCCGTCGGAAAAGATGTGCGTGGCCATGGACCGCGCCAATATTTCCGCCGCTTTCTGGTAGGTAGGGCTGCGGGCGTACCTTCGGATAGCCGCAGCCAATAAAAAAGGACTCCGGATCCGAGATAACTCGGTCCGAAGTCCTTGTATCATTCGCGCCAGCGCCGCGCCGTACCGGCGCTCAACTGATCGCTTTAATTGCCATTGTGTGAATATCATTTTTTACTTGCGCGATTTTTCGCAGCTTCCCAAAACATCTGTCTCTTAATATCGCCGGCGGCTTTTGCTTTCGCAATTTCAGAATCCGCCTTTTTTAAAGTACGCGCGGCCTGTTCGCTTTCCTTTTTTGCTTTGGCCGCGGCCGTTTTTTTGCTTGCAGCAGCCGCCTCTTCAAAAATTTTTGTTTTTGCGGCTTTGTTCGCGTCGGCCTTCGGCTTCCCTTTCAGGCTCATAACCTCCGCCTTCAGTTTCGGGTCGCTGTTAATTTTGCTGACCAGCGCGTTCTTTTTGGAAGTGTTCGCCGGTTTAGCAGGATTCAAAACACTGTAAGCATCACCGGAAACTTCATTCAAAAGCATATCGACATTTTTGTCGTAAGACTCCCGGTCCATCCAGCCTTTATCCTCGGCCTCATCGTATTTGCTCAACAGGTTATGCACTGCGCCGCGAAGATCATGCCCGTCCATCATTTCCATGCGCAGCTGGATAGCTATGGAAGCTCGTTCATTATCGCCTTTGTCAATGTAATGCTGTACAAGCCCGTCCATACTTTGTGGTTTTGCGCCTGCCGGAGCCTTCATTTTTTTCACTGCGTTCTTTACTTCTTGGCTGATCCTCGGATTGTTCAGCAGCTTGTTCTTTGCGGTGTAGAAATCACCACCTGCAGACTCCATCGCACCAACCATCATGTTGTGTGCTTCGCCTTCCGGATGATTGCTGGCCTTTTCACCGGTCAGTTTTTTGTAGCCCAGCTTATCCGCTCGCATCTGCCGGATGCCCGGTCTGGCTTTTTCCAATGCAGCCGCGGATGCGATTCGTTTGTCATTCTCCTTTTTTATTGCTTCGTTTGCTTTCCAAGACGCCTCAAATTGCTGCTTCGTAGAGCCCGCTTTATTAATCTCTTTTAAAGCGTTTGCACCGATTTTTTTAATATTTTCTTTCGGATTGTTAAACTTCCCGCCTTTCATAGCAGGCGTAGCCTTGCTCACCTTCACGCCGGACCCGGAAGTAAACTGCCCGTTGTCGGCCCGTTTGTGTTTGGACTCGTCCCATTCCGCATCGCACGCCCGGATGCGTTCCAGGTTTATCTGCGTTTTATCAGCCATGACGCGTACCTCCTGATTTTTTGTTGTGGTCATGTTAGCTCTTGTTTTTTGATAAGTCAAGCCTTATTTTTTAATTTAGGGTATAAAAAAACCGCTGGCGTTTAACCAGCGGTAAAGAATTACATGGACAGCAGATCTACGATTTCAGATGCAATCCGGCAACGTTCGGTCTCTTCGTCCGGATGGTCCATTGACTCCTTGATTTCGATGTCTGCACAGTCATTGTAGACCTTTTCCCAACCATCGTCGTCAAGTTCGTTTAGTTTTTCCAGCGTTAGCCCGAGCTCCCTTGTTAAAAACTCTAACTGTTCTTCGGTTATTTCCACTACGTCCATTTCCTGATTTTCCATTTTTTAGCCTCCTATCGTACACATGCATGACAGTAACGATGTTCCCAGAATCATCAATCACCACTTTTTTACTGTCCTTTTCATAACAGGTCGTGTGCGGAATGTGGCCAGGGTATATGTGCCTTGCGTTTCTCAAGATATCAAGAATTTTTTGTGGATGGATATCCCGAGCCACGCTACGCAGGTTTGAATGGAACGTAATCGATGTAACCTTTTTCCCAGGTCTGTAGCTTCGGCCAAGAAGATGTTTTTTGCACTCCTGCATGTTAGCATTATACTGCCCAGGTGTCAAGTCTTTCTTTTCTGCCTTATCCCCGGAAACAACTTTTAATTTTTCAATCTGGGCTCTCACGGACGGAGTCTGCGTTTTTTTATACAGCTGTCGGATTTTTGTACGCGCTGCGCCTCGTTCTTCGCGATTTTTACCTACGCCTGACCCCGATTTAAACTTCCCGTCGTCCCCACGGGGATGTTCCGACTCGTCCCAGTCGGCGTCCAACACGTAAAACCCGTTGTCGCGCCCAGATTCGCCCGCTGGCGCGTTTTCGTTCCCGGCCTGACCGTTTCCTTGCCCTGGCTCATTTCCGGGCCGCTGTGGCGGTTTTGGAGCGTCGCCCCCAAAATCCATCCCCGGCGGCATCATTTCACCCGGGTCCTCGATCTCATCCGGCGCTTTTTCGATGTCTTCGTCGGTAATGTTCGTCCAGACGCCGGTCCGTTCTGACTGCTGCTTCAATTCTTGCAGGCCCGTGCGCTTGGAAATCATGCCGGCATTGAGAGCCGCCACCACATTGTCCGTGCCGGTCTTCGCCAGCTCCATGCGCTCCTTGTCGGACGGTTCCGATACCGGGTTAAAGTCAAAATCAAGGTCGTCCGGTACCGCCCCAAACATCGACACCATGAACGGCGGCAGCAGCTTATTCAGAATCGGCCGCAGGATGCTCTCCTGTTTTTCCCCGATCATGTCGTAATAATTCTGCAGGTCAGACTCGCCGGTAGCGTTTAGTCCCGACGGCGACCGCCCGAAAAGTTTAGTGACCGGAATCTCGGCCGCGCCACTGATGTCCATAATGAACTGCTGGTAGCAGTCAGCCAGCCCGCCGAACGTATACTGGTGCGTTTCCAGACCGTCCGCAGCGTCCATGATCTGAATGCCCATGTTGCTCATCAGCCAATTCTGGGCCGTCAGGGTCCGGTACAGCTCCGCCTGGCTCTGCGGGTCCGTGGCCGCCAGCGTCTGCCCTATGTCATTCATCTTCAGCACCCGCAGATTGGCCATAAAGGTCAGCTGTGCGATGTTCCATGACACATTGTCGCGCTTCTTCAGCTCATCGAATACCGATTCAATGACCGAAGCGCCCCAGTACAGCTCCGCCTGCTTCTCCCAGAACGGCAACGTATTCCCGATGAACCGAATGCACCGGGTATGGTGCACCCGGGTCATGGTTCCGTCCACCGGGTCGGTTACGATGTACGCGTCAGGAAGCCCATACTCTGGATCTGAAATGTCGTCCACCAGCTCGCTGGACGGACTAACACCGTTCCAGCGGTCCAGAATCATAAGCCCTTTAAAGTCCCCCGGAACCATCTCCTCCAGCGCCAGCGGCATGGCCAACTGCTCCGGGCTGCCCTGGCCTTTGATCAGCATGATGCCAATGGCCCCGCCATACAGACGGCCCCAGCACAAGCCCTCCTGGATTTTTTTGATGAGCTGTGTGCGTCGTAGCTCTACGTCTATTTTTTTGATGAGGTCCGGAGCCAGACCCGACGTGATGGTAATCCAGTTTTTCAACATGTCGGCCGGAATGATGTCCACGATGCGCCGCACGATCCAGGAATCCCGGTACATGGCATTCAACGTACCAAAATCGTTTGTCATACGGCTCATAACATACTGCGTGCTGTCTAACAGGTTCGGCGTTCCGGCACCCAGACGCGCTAAAGGATTGCTGAATCCATCAAGCGCCGTCCCGCGCCGCACAACCAGCGCCTGTGCGCTTTTCTTTTTTTTACGCATTTGCAATCCTCCTCGCTTTAATCACGGTGGAAACAAAATAACGCAGGGCGTCACACGAATGGTCGTTGATCTTTAACGGCCGCTCGCGCCCGCCCTGTTCTATTGCCTTGTTATCCCAGGCATAGGACTGATGCTCTTTTATCGTGTTTACGCAGCGCCGGTGAAAATGGATCCTGCGCCGCGTCAGCAACGTGTTCACATTGCGGATGCCCTCGATAACGCTGTTGTCCGCGTTTATGGTCTCAACCGTCTCCTTCATCCGCAGGCCCCGGTTCCGGAGCTCAATCTTAAAAGACGCCGCCGATGGGTCGATGATGGTCCCCGTAGGCCAGACGTCCACCGGGCACTTGTGAATAAACCCCAGCAGATCGTCCGCATATTGGCTGTTGTCTTTTTCGTGGTTCCCGTCGGCCCGGCTGTCCCAGTAATACTCATCCACCACCCAGATGTCCTGCCCATCATCCCAGATGTCCAGGTACACCATCGGGTTGACGGTGCCGTAGTCAATGGCCAGGAACCGACGCATGATGTGCGCATTTTTGTATATCCAGTCCAGCTTCTCATCCCCGAAAAGCAGGTCGTCAGACCAGGCGTCCCGGTAGATCGCACCCTGGGCCATAACCCAGAGCCCCTGAATGAACCGCTGGTAGAACACGCCAGTGTAGGTCGTTCGGTAACGTTCCCGGACCTCTTCAGTCAGCGACGGGTTGTCGTCCATAAGGAAGTGTATAAAAAGCAGTTTTTTCTGATCTGCTTTTTCAATCCAGTTTTTCAGGAACCAGTGCATCGGGCTGTCCGGGTTACAGTTAAACCACATTTTAGCTCCCGGAACGGAGCACCGGCCTGTGGCCTGGTTCACAAAAGACTCCGGCATCAAGGCGGCCTCATCGCAATAGAGCCCCGCCAGCGTAATGCCCTGAATCAGGTCCTGCGACGATTCATCCCGGCCGCCGAACACGTAAAAATAATTAGTTTTGTCGTCCTTGGATATTACGATCAGGTTCTCTGTGCGCGACTCCTCAATAGTGAACCGGCGAATCATGAGCACCGGCTTCAGCCAGCTCCAGACGTTACGCCGGAACGACCCTACCGTCTTACCGCACATAGCGAAATTTTGGCCGTCGTAGGTGTCCATGGCCCAGAGCACAAAACTGATGGCCATGGCTACCGTCTTCCCGGCACGAATAGATCCGTCAGCAATGATGCCGTTATGCTTTCGATACGGCGACTTCTCCGCCCACCACGTCAGCAGCTGCATTTGCTTCAGGCTGAACCGGCTGAACTTTACGACCGGTTTTATTTGCAGTTTTCTTTTTACGGCCATGCCGCTCACCCCACACATCGACGGCGCTGGCCTTGATAGCCTCGGTAAACCCGTCGTCCTCGTATTCCGTCAGCTGGCCGGCCGTTTTATCCGGCAACACCGTCTGCCCTATCGTGTCCCTGATATATTCCGCAGCCCGCACGTTCCCCTTGATGGCAGACGCGATCATCGCCACCAGAACCTTGTCCTGGGCAGTCATATTTGTGGCACTGTTTAGCGCCTCCACGAACGACGTAACCTCGTGGATAGGTGCATCGCTTTCTTTGAACCATGGCAGCTGTAGCAGGTACTCAAGCCCCTCTCGCATCGTTCGTCGTTCGCGCTTTGATTTGCCAGAAGCCCTGCCTCCTTTGCGGCCCTTTTCCGCGGCGTTCGCTTTGGTTATCCGCGTAGCCTTCCCATTGGCCAGGTTCTTCTTGGCCGCCTCGATCTGCGCCGGACTACGCAATGACCTCGGCCTTGCCGCCGGTCAGCTGCTCCCAGCGTTCCACAATTACGTCGCAGTACACCGGGTCAAGCTCCATCATGTAGCAGGCCCTGTGCAGCTGCTCGCAGGCAATCAGCGTCGACCCGGAGCCCCCAAATAGATCCAGCACCGTGTCGTCCCGCTGGCTGCTGTTTTTTATGCATTTAGCGCAGAGCGCTATCGGCTTCATGGTCGGGTGCTCGCCGTTCCGTTTCGGCTTGTCAACGTAGATCAGCGTGCTGGCGTCCTCGGTGTTCACAACCTCCGCAGCCGGAACCCGCAGCACCAGGTTCTTGTTTCCCGACGCAAAATTGATCAGCATGGACCCGTCCGCATCCTGGCTCATCACAACCGGGAAGTTTTCATTGATGGTCGTGCCCTGTTTCCGGCCCCCGAACCAGCGATGCTTCCCGCCGGCCTTCCAGCCATACAGAATCGGCTCGTGTTGCCACTGAAAATCCTGCCGGCCCAGAGTGAAAGTGTTCTTGGCCCAGATCAGGCACTGCTTCAGTAGCAACCCGGAGTCAACAAACGCCTGCCGGAACGTCAGCGACTCACTGTCCGCATGGCAGATGTACACCGTAGCCCCAGGCTCCAGGACCTCCTCGGCCCGCTGGTAAAAAGAAAGCAGGAAGTCATAAAACTGACTTCCTGCCATTTTGTCGTTTTTGATTTTCAGGTGTTCTTTGGTACCGCCGGTGTAGTCGATGTTGTACGGCGGGTCTGTGAACATCATGCTCATGGGCACCCCGCCGGTGAGCTTTGCCACATCCGCAGCGTCGGTAGACGACCCGCACATTAACCGGTGTACACCCAGCTGGTAAATCATGCCGGGCTTTGTTTTCGGTGTTTTGATTTTCTCCACCGCAGCCCCGAAGTCGAACCCGTCCTCCTCCGGTTCCGGATCTGGCAACTCGAACCCGAACGCCCGCATGTCAATGTCAGCGATTTGCAGCAGCTCCCCGTTCAGCAGCGACTCATCCCAGGAAGCCAGCTCGGCCGTTTTGTTGTCGGCCAGCCTGTAGGCCCGTATTTCCTCTTCTGTGAGGTCGTCTGCCCGGACGCAAGGTACCTGCCGCATGCGTAACCGCTTCGCCGCCTTGAGCCGCGTGTGGCCGCATACGACCACGTTATTTTTGTCAATCACAATAGGCTGCCGGAACCCGAACCGCTTGATCGACTCTGCAACCGGCTTCACAGCCGGGTCGTTTTTGCGCGGATTATGCTCATACGGCACCAGCTCCGACGGCTTCAGATACTCAATGTTCATGCTCATAACAGCCTCCCAGCCAATAAAAAAAGCGGGCAGGTTTTTCACCTGTCCGCTTCAGACACTTTTTGCATTATAGTCATTATATCACACAATGAATTTTGAGTAAACCCCTACGTGATAATTTTTTTCCTTTGGTCGTTTCGCCGGCTTCGGAGCGGTTCCCCTTTTTTGGCCCGGCGCTTGTCCAGCTGTTCCAGAACCCAGTCGTACTCTTCCTGCGTGCAGTACAGACGCCGCTGCAGCCGCCGGTCGATCAGCTGCATCTTGGGCCTCCCTGCGCCTTCCCTGCGGCCACCGTTGTGCTTCCGGCCGTCCTCTTTTTTCTCTTCCATGCCCTCACCTCCACGGGCCCATATTAACATAAAAGGACTTGAAAAATCAAGCCCTTTTTTTGCTGTAAACCAGCGCTTCCCGTAGGATCTTACGCGGCATTTTAAACAGCTTGTACGCCTTGTCCAGCACGCCGTAGTATTGCAGGCTGGGAACGCCGTGATGCCGGTCCTCGTGCATGATGTACACCAGCGCCGGCCCGTAGCCGTCCACCCAGAGGTACTGCTTGTAGTAAAACCTTGGATACCCTTCGTAGCGGTCCAGGCTGCGCTCGTCGCGCTCCGAAATTTCCCAGAGCAGCGCCGGAACCTTGCACCCGTCCTCTCGTTCGATGGTGGCGTAGCTGCCGGTCTGTGAGCCCTTGAACATGAGCCGCCACCCGTCCAGCGTGGTGGTCCCTACGAACGCGGAGTCCGGGCACCGGTACTCCATCTGGTCCAGGTCCATGTTGGACCCGTAAGCAATGTACAATTTACGCATTTTTACATCCTCCTTTTATTTGAACCGGGGCTGTGGGCCCCGGTTAGGCTGCCTGGCCGTGGCGCCATGCGCTGCAGCCCTGCAGGTTTGCCATCATGTGAGTGCGGCAGGTCTTGAACTCGTCGCCGATCAGGCCCAGCCGGAGCAGCCAGCAGCGGAACGTGTACTTCTCATTGTCGCTGACGGTGCGTTCCATCTTGATGCTGCGGCTGTTGATGGCCAGCGCGCTGACCGCCAGACAGAACTGCACGTAGGCTTTGATCTTACCGGCGTGGGTGGTTCCGTTGAACAGCCGGAACTCTACGGTGCCTTTGCTGAACGTTGCGTGCAGGTTCAGGCCATGGTACCGGGTGTCGTTGTAGTGGTGGTGTTTGCCGTTTACGCTGGACCCCTGGGATTCGTACCACAGATGCTCCCATGCGTTCATGTTCGCAGGGCGCTCGCCCTTTTCAATTCGGTCGGCCAGGTTGCAGTTAACCTTCTTGGTGTAGGTGCATTCCCGGCGGCCGGTGATGGCCAGGGCCTTGTACAGCATGTCCTCCTTGGACCGGAAGATCTTAACCAGGTTCAGCAGGCTGCGTGCGTCGTGCTTGTCAGCGCCAACGTGTACGTGGATGCCGCATGAACCGTCGGCCTTTGCGCCTTTGCCCCGCAGGATCCGTACCACTTCCTGCACGTCTTCCAGGTCGTCGTAGGTGCAGATCGGGGTGACCACTTCGCAAGCATGGTCGGCATTGGTCAGGCTGCCGTCCCTCATGAACTTCCAGGTGCGGCCCTTGCGGTCGGTGCAGGTCCAGGCATCGTAGCCAATCTCGTAACCAGCGTACCGTGCGTGGGTTCCAAAGTATTCCGCAATCGCCAGGGCTGCGGTTTTCCGTTCGATCTTAACCAGCTCAACCTCTACTCCGAACGTCTGATTCCTTAAATCTAACTTTGCCATGTTTGCGTCCTCCTTTATTTTCACCGGCCCCCGCGGGGCCCTTTGCCTTTCGTTGTGTGCATATTAACTCTCATTTTTTGAAATGTCAAGCTCTTTTTATTAAATTTTTAATTATTTTTAAAGGGAGCATAAACCCGCATGGTTGACAGGCTCGTGTAATAAAAGAGGACGGCGTGTGCATGCCGTCCGTCTTGTTTTTACTCTTTTTTTCTTGTTTTTTCCCGCGGCCGTGACATTTGTTTGCGCCGCACCTGCAGCTCATGCAGGAAGCCTCGCAGCATAGCCGCCGGAATGACCACGGACCCGCTGCACTCTTTGATGTTTCGCAGGATCGTCCGCGCGTCCGCATTATCCGGCACAATGTAATTCATCCGTCCAACGCCTCCGCTCCATACAACCGCAACGCCAGCACCCGGACCAGTGACGCCTTCGCCTTGGCCACCACCTGCCAGGTAGTATCGTGCTTTTCCGCAATGTCCTCGATGCTCATGCGTTCAAAATAAAACTCCACCAGCCACGGGTACCCGGCGTCCATTTTGATCGTGTTCAGGGCCCGGTCCATAACAGCCAGCTCCTGCCGGTCGCGCTCCAGCTTGGCCTGTACCGCCAAAATACGGCCCTCCTGGCGCTCCTCCGGGGTGAGCTTTACCCCGGCCTGCTCTGACCACCGCACAATAGACTTACTGGTCTCCGTCACCTTTTCCCTCCGCAGATCTTCGATGTCTGCAGGCCAGCGATTGTGCACGTTATCCATGAGCACCGGGTACGCATACAGCCGCTGCTCCGTTGCCTTGTACCCAGACATCCGTGGCGGCTGGCGCTGGGCCAGCACCAACGGAACTGTCTGCCGCACTGTTTCGATGATCAGCTTCCGGACCTCTTTGTCGTTCATTGTCACGCCTCCGCCGCTTCGTCACCGCTACCAAACCCAGGAAGCGCCTGATGTTTCGCGTTTTCCGGTTCCGCATCCTCCGCAAATTCCAGCACGGTCTGTGCACGTTCGCCGTTGATGTACGCCATGGCCCGGTCAATAAACTGCCGGACGGTGTACGTCAGATCTTGCCCCAGGACGTCCTGGTTCTCGTTTTCGCGGGTCCCAGGATACGAACCCTGATAGGTGTCAAACAGCCCGAAAAACGGAGTCTTGGATTTGACCTCGTGACCAGGCAGCCCGTACATGAGATGGAACGCCACCTCCTCCGTCCAGGACTTCTTGTCACTGGCCTGCCGGAGCTCGATGCCATACATCGCGAAATGGAACGGCGGGTGCGCCATCGCAACGTCCACGCCAAACATCTTCTGCATGACCGGCATCGACAACTGCTTGACCAGTCCGGTCAATTCAGGCACCGGGGGCTCTTCGCACCGGACCCGGACCACATCGCCGATACAATTCTCACCCTCGGCCTGGTAGCTGTACTCGATCGGAGTGACCACCGGCGGGTTTAAAAACTTGAACGAAATAAACTGCATCAAAACCACCTCCACACTAACGCTACAAACGCCCATAACCCTGCCAATGCTATCATCGTCAGAATAAAATCAACGTTCACGGCGCCTCGCCTCCTGCTTTTTGATAAACTGCTTCCATGCCTTTTTCAGATCTTCCGCATTCTGTTTCCTTACGGCGTCTCGATCCTGCACCGTAACCGCCTCCGTCCCCATTTCCAGCACTCATCCTCCGATAGTAAAAACAGATCTAACCGGTCACCATGGCCGCCGCCAAAACGGTCCTCTACGACCCACGTGCGCCCGTCTGGCAGCGTTACCCGGGTGCCAAAGGGTAAATGATCAGCCGCGCAGGTAAAGCCCGCCTGTGGCCACGCCCCGGACGCTGTCGGGTTCCCTGTTTCGCAGTACGCGCTGACATTCAATACCTGCCAGAACACAGCCAAAAGGATCAGCTTTTTCATTCCTTATGTGTCTCCTTTAGCCACTTCTCCGCTTCTTTAACGCCGCTCTGCTCATCGACTGTTCCGGCATTAACCATTTCTGCCGTGAAAAATCTGTCCAACAACACATCCGTTACTGCAATTTTGTAAATCAGCTTTGCCAATTCCTCACTACTGCAACTGCGGATATATTCCTCGTTGGTCACTTCAATTTCACCTGTTCCATTACATTTTCTGCAAGGGAATTTATACTCCGACACAGTATCGGTAGCAACCCATTCAGTTATTTTTCCTGTTCCGTGACAGCGTGTACATTTCATTCCGCATCACTCTCCTGCTTCAGCCTTTATGCAAGTTTTTGAAAGCCTGTCCGCAACCTCGGGATTCACTCTGCCCACGTATTTTTTATAAACAAGCAAGGCGTTTTCTTGGGCCTCCGCCTTGCTACGGAAGCAATTCCTGGACCGGAGCAGCAGATAGTCCATAAAGCAGTCACGCCATACCTCCGGATGCGTTAAAATCGTCCCATTTTCGGTCCACGCCACATACCAATAAGGGTCGCCCTTATATGGCCGCCAGGGCATCCTGCGGATCTCGTCAAGGCCAGTAAGCAACTCACCCAACACCATGCAGCAAAGTCCTTTTGACACAGCAGTGTGTTTTTTAAGCTGTATCCCATGCAGCCCCTGCTGGTCGAACCACCACACTGCATAATTGTGTGTGTTTTTCGTCCGGAACCTTTCGTCCATCGGCATACCCAGAATCATGGCCGCCTCCACAATTTTACTGTTCCTCAACAATGACCACACCTCCCTGAATGATGACCCGTTTGTCGTTGTCAATAATCATGTTGACCTCTTTAGTCGACGATGACAGATCTATTTTCCCCCGCCACGATCTGATGGGAGCCCCAGAATAGCTGTACACCGTCACAACGCGCTGCAGGCCGCCATTGATATCCGCGTTAAAATTCTTTATAAGCCTGTCTCTCGGGCCAGACATCAGAAATGGCCTCAATAAAGGTCCGAAAACCAGCACTCCAAAAAAAGCAATAATTAAAAAGCAACCAATCCAAATCGCAATTTTTAAAACTTTTTCCGCTATACTGTCGCTCATACCTTCACCCCTTGCTGCCGCCAATACCTCTCCATCTGGTCCACCTGCTCCGGCGCTAAATCTAACAGCCGCATGGTCGGCTGCATTGTGGCCAGTACACGATTTAACCGCGACTGACCGAAGTGGAACTCCTTCTGCAATGCGTCCAACATGGCCAGCGTCGCCTCTTTGCGCCCCTGCTCCAGTTTCGATTCCGTCAAAGTCTCCGCCGCAATACGCACCGTGTTGAACAGTTTCTTTTTATCTTTTTTCAGCTTTTTGATTTTCGATGCAGTTATCATTCCCCAGCGCCTCCTTCCAACATTGCTCGCATGAATGATCCGGGCATGACCGGGTGTCCCGGTAGCTGGGTAGTCCCCAGCCGTCAGGGCACTCCGTCCGCAGGATATTCTCATAGAGCGCCGGCCTCTTTTCTTTGCACTCCCGGAACCAGCGCCGCTTCAGCCAAACTACGTTCATGGCTCCGCCCCCTTCAAAAGACCCGTCCGCTGCATGGCCTGCTGCAGCTTCTCCGCGTCCTTCCCCAGCACGTAGCTGTTCACCGCGGCCTCGTCCTTCCGCTGGCACGCCTGATCGTACAAGCGCCGGAGCTGCGCCCAGACCGTCGGCATATCCACTTCCAGCACGTTCTGCAGGTTGTCAAACCCGTAGCTGTCCACCGCCGCCTTTATCTCCGGCGTACTCCACATCGGCTCACATGGGAGCCCGAAGTCCGGGTCGTCAAACGGAATCTCTCCCAGGCACCCATGGAACCAGGTGCGTGCGATTCCCTGCTGGATTTCTTTCTGTGCTTCCTGCCAGGTCTTGACCTTCCTGGATGGATCTACGGTAGCCATCAGCGACATGGCCGCCTGCCGGATCTCCGCTACGGATGGCAGGAATTTCTGCTCGCAAATACATTTTTTAATCGTTTTGTTTAAAAGTTTTGATGGAATATCAGCCAGCATACTGGCATACACGTCCTGCGTTTCTTCTTCATTTTCCAGCCGGTACGCTGTAAACAGCAGTTGCACGGCGTTCATGGTTTCAGCTGAGTATGTCATCAATATCCTCCTTGCTTAACCGGCGTCTGGCCTTCCCAGACTTGCTGTCCTGATCAGCCCAATAACAGATGGTCGAAAAATGGTCTGCATACTTTTTCCCGGAAGATTGCATATACACCGACAACCGGTCAATTTTTTGCTGCCAATCTGGGAATTTTTCCTGCAGCTGCTGCAATTCTTTTGCAGTGAGAAAAACATTGGAATGCGGGCCGTATCGCGCGCGCGTTTCTTCCCCTTCTTCCCCTTCTTCTCTTTCTTTTATAATAGGTAGGTGTCCCGCTTGTGTCCCGCTTGTGTCCCGCTTGTGTCCCACTTGTGTCCCATTTTGTGTCCCAGCAAGCTGGTATTTTTTCCAGTTAACAACGGTAACGAGCGTGTTCCGAGGGCTTGTCTGTGTCTCAATTTGTGTCTCGGTTTTGAGCACATCTATGACACGGAAAAGCGTCCCTCTTGAAATCCGTAAATCCGCCGCTATTTCCCGGAGCTTAAAAATGCCCTGCCCAGGCTGCAACGTGATGCGTTTTCCCTCGAAAACAACGTCCGTCGGGCGCCAGTTTACGCGGCCCAAAATATACATCCAGACAGCTAACACGTTAGGCCGCAGCATCCATGGGTTCCGGAAAATAGACCTGTGGATCTTGATCCAGCCTTTCTCATCGTCCATGCCGCCACCTCCTAAAACAGAGTCTGCAGGGTGGTCAGGAACGGTTCAATGTCTGCCGTGGACCGGGCCAGGATATACGGCGCATAAGGCGCCACGTCGGCCTGGTATTGCTTCTGTGCCGGGCTCTGCCGGCCGTCCTTTGACTTGCACTCGATCAGGATAACCCTGCCGCCTTTGTACGCCTCCATGTCAGGGCGCCCAGGACGCACATAAGGACCGAACTGCGGGTTACTTTGCACGAACCAGCCGTCGGCCTTTAACAGTTTTTTTATTGACTCTTTGACTTTGTTTTCCGGCGTGTCTTTCATACGCCCTCCATGTAAACCGGTACCGCTACCACCCCACGGATTTTATCCACCGCGGTCTGCTTGTTTAGATTCCGATCAGAACCGTGCAGCAGATACACGGCCTGCGTCTTTGACAAGTCCTGCGTGTTCAGAAGCGCCGCCACGTGGTCCACCGACATGTGGCTCTGCAGGATCCGTTTAGCCTGGGCCTCATGCACCGCACCGGCCGCGATGTTTTCCTGCAGGATAGGCAGCTCATAGTTGCACTCCAGCATCCAAACGTTGATGCCGGGAAACTTATATGGCAGCAGGTATGTGTCAACAGCAAAAACAACCCGCGTGTAATCCGGAGCCGTGACAATAAACCCGACCGGCTCCTCGGCGTCGTGCTCGACAGGGAATCGAATCACAGTCCAGCCCCCGATAGAGTATAGGCCACGGTCGCCGGGCCACGCCTGCCGTTCCAGAACATACCCCGCTCCCACAGCCCGACGTGTCCCCGGGCTCATATGCACCGGGATGCCGGCGTCCAGATACTGCTGAACGTACCCGGCGTGGTCTTTATGCTCGTGCGTAACAAGGCACGCTACGACGCGAGATAAGCGCGCTGTGAGCCTTTCCCGGAGCTTGGAAACAGGAATACCGGCCTCCAGCAAAAGGACGCTGTCGTCGCATCGTAGCGCGTAACAGTTACCCTTGCTGGAGCTGGCAATGATCTGAACGTCCAATTAGAACGGCCGCTCCGGTTTTTCTGCAGGTGCCTCTGCAGGAGCCTCAACCGGCTGTGCGGCCTCCATGGCCTCTTGCGTTTCCACCTCGACCCGGTCGATTACGTCTTGTACAGACCCGGACTCCGTCACGTTTATCGGCTCGTCTTTCAACTCCTCAACAGTGGGCAAGCCCATGCTGATCTCCGGTGCGCACGTCCGGATAAAGAATGCCGCCGCACGGTAGGTCAGCATCAACTGCGGCATGGTCTGCCATTTGCTGCCTTTTTTGTCGTACCAGCCTTCCTTCTTGGCCATGCCGATGGTTACATCAGGACCGGTCAATTTTTCGCCTGTGGCCAATTCAGACGCATACGCGCGGCACCCGTAATCATCCGTCCCGGGAGTCCCGAAAAACTCATAGCGAATCGGGCTGTACTTCCCGCTCATGTTGAACGTGCTGATCAGGAACTTGCTGCTCCAGCCAGGGTTCCCGTACACCACGTACATGTTCTGCATTACCATCATCGGGCTGGCATTTAACCGGTTAGCCATGTCCAGTGCGATCAGTACGTTGGCCGGCTTTTTCTGAAACGCCTGCGGAATGATATCAGACCCTGCCAGCTTGGAAGCCAGCGTCATCATAGACTCCATGCCATCCTTCGAGAACAAAAAATTGTTTGCAACCGTTAACGCCTTGTCCATCATTTAACCTCCATTTTCAACTGATTGATATTTTCCTGTGCTTTCAACAGCACCAACTGACTTTTTACTTCCGGTGTAAAGGTGATACTTTCAGCACCGTCAATCCACACCGGATTCAAGATCTGCAGCTTCTCCTGCAGGGTCCCCACGATAATCATGCCGGCACGAATTTTCTCTCCCTGGGACAAATCCCGGTACCCGACGCCGTGCATCGTAAGCTCGCAGGTTTCAACAATGTCGTCATTCGTTACATTCTGCTGGAAAAGCCGCCATTCCAGCCCCGGGAAAAACGTGTTAACTTTGTCGGTCAGCATTCGGCACTTGGCAATGACATACTGTGTCACCAGCCGCAGCCGCTCCGAAGCAACATCCGCGTTCTCACGCTGTGTCTGCAGGTCGTCCCTCAGTGCGGTCACGGCCTGCAGCGTCCGCAGATTTGCCTGCATCTCGCCCAGCTTCGCCTGCAGCCGGCTGCGGATATTGCGCGCCTCCTCCACGTTCCTCTGCAGCGGCGCCAGGTCAGGCTGTGTGCCACCCTTCAGGTCTGCCAGCTCACGCGCCAGCATATCCCGCCGGGAACGAGCGTCCCGGAATTCCGGCACGTCCTCCAGCTGCGGCAACGCGTCCAATGCCTTGCGTTCCTCTTCATAGATACCATCCAGCACCTTCTGATTTTCCACGATCGTCTTCTCGTCCGCAAACACGCCACCCATCAGCGCCTCGATCTGCTTCATGTTTTCGTTGATACGGTCTCTCACACGTTTGCCCTTTGTGACAATATCCTCCAGCTTGCGCGACTTGTCCTCGTTGAACTTCCGGCGCAACTCATCAGCTACACCCGAATGAAGCGGCTGATTGCAAAACGGACAAACATCTTCCTTAAACTCCCTGGCGCTCTCCTCGTCATACTGTTTGTACAAAGCGTTTCGCTCCTCCTCAAGCGCCTGAGTGTTCCGCTTCAACCCCATCACAGAGGTCTGCTTCCCAGCCATATCCAATTTTGTGTGATTAATAACCGCCGCAATCTCATCCGCCTGTTTGCGAATGTCAGCCTTGATGCCCTCAATTTTGTTATGCCGGCGCTGCTCCCAGGCTTCCATTTTTAACCGCAGCGCTTCCATCTCGTTCTGGACCTGTACCGCACGCCCGCCGGACTTGGCATTTGTAAGCGCGGATTCGGCCTGTGTGACGGCTTCTTCCTGTGCCTGGACCATTTCCTCCTGCTTGGCAATTTGCGCCGCCAGATCGGATTCTGTGACGTTCCCGGCCAGCTTCATGGTCTGATCAATCCGTACCACGCCCTCTTTTATTGCTTTGTTGGCCAGCTTCAGCTGGGCCGCAGCCATGGACCGGATGCCCTCAAGGTCGTGTTTTACCAGCATAGCCTCCAAAGGCTTTAATTCCGGATGGGCTGCAATCACCGCCGCATCATCTACGCCGCCGGCAATCTGCAGTAACAACGCCCGCTGCTGTTGCCAGGGAAGCCCAGGGAAATACGCCGGGTCACTGGTCAACTTCATGCGGTCAGGATCTATGTTCTCCTTCACCCAGGCATCATACCGGGCTGCCGGTACCGGCTCGTCGTTTATAAAGTATTTCGTAGTATTGCCTTTGAAAATTTTGTCGCCGGAGTTTTTATCTGTGGAATACACCTCGCAGAAAACCCGCCGCAGTGTGTGGACCTCTCCGTCCTCGTCCACCAGCCTGCCGGTGACAGCCACCTCAACCTGCCGCAGCAACTCCCCGTCGGCCTGCCGGGGCCGGATGGTAGCTTCACCCTTCTGTCCGGTACCACAGACACGCCCCTGCGCGTCCTTGCCGGTCAGCAGCCAGCAGAACGCGTCAAACACGCTGGTCTTCCCGGTTCCGTTGGTGCCGGAGATGATCGTAACATCACCAAAATTTACCGTTAGATCTTGGTGCCCTTTAAAATTCTGCAGGGCCAGAGATAGCAGTCTCATGCAAACTCCTCCCCTCGTGCATAGGCCAGGGCCTCATTCCACCCAGTGTTGACCAGCATCTCATCGGCAGATATAACTTCTCTGCAGAGTTCACGCGCCAACATAAACTCAGATACGCATCCAATGCTTTCCTGCCAGTTCCCACACAACACGATGCCGTCGCAGCGCCGGAGCAGCTCCAGGCAATAATCCAGCCCCTGGATGTAATCTGTTTTGCTATACGGACACCGGATCGCGTGCACCGGGCTGACGAAACAAATATCCGGATACTCGGTCTGCAGAGCCCGCACAATCACGTCCGCCTTGGCCTCGTTTTCCTGCTTACCCCCGTAGGGATGTGACACATAGTATATTTTCATTCCAATATCCTCCATGAACGCGGGCCGCCTGTGATAGAGCACCTCACCCCTTCTGCTTCTGCGCCTGTGGTTGACGGTCCATCGGCCCGCGTGGTATAATTAACTAACCTGAAAAATTAATCGTTGTTTTTGTATTCGCACGCCGCTGATGCGCCAACATCAGCGGTGTTTTTTTATGAAAGCATCAGCAATCGTGCCTATCTCATCCAGCGGGAGCACCTTCCCGTCTAACGATACCGCTATATCCACGTTGTCACCCAGCAAGCCTTCCTCCCATAGATGCTCGCGCAAGGAAGCAAAAAGAGAAACGATAAGAACATTCCTGGCAGGAGCATCGCAACTTTTTATCGTGTGGGAAAACAGCGCCGTGAGAGCAATCATTAAACTCCCACCCGAGATGCCACTCATGCATATTTCGCAGTTGTCCTTGGTTAGCGCCGCAAGCACAACCTCGACATCCTCCGGACGTTCCACTTTGACGCCCGATTTTTCAAGTTCAAAAACTTTCATTTTTATCCCCTTTCTTTAATGCCTCCATGGCCTTAACTATCAACATCCCAACAAGCGCCTCCATATTAAGCGGTACCTCTTTACCTTCCCTAAACATCTTCAGCTCGCAATCTTCCGGCAAAAGTTTTTTCTCGTTCAATGTTCTGATAAGCGCCATCATCGTTGCAAACCGTGCCCCATATGGCATTTTATTCATGGCAACCTCTGCGCAATTCGCCAACGCAGAGCAAACCTTATCTACCCGCCCATAAGACCAGCCGCGTCCGTTAGTCTTTTCACCAGGGCCTACAATAGTTACCACACATGCACAGTCATCCTCCAACACAATACGCCCCATCGGTTTTCCATCGTCCGTCTCAAAAAATCTTTCTATCATTCTTTCCCCTTTCCGCACACCACGCCCAGCGTGGCAGCCTTTAAACTTTTACACCGAAAACACTTTTTATTTCGCAGCGGTCGGCTCTCGTTGACCTTGCGCTTGGTACATCCGGCCTGGTTCCCGCAGGTCCGACATTGCCATGCGTCCGCGCAAAACCCCGGGATGGCCGGGCACCGTCCTCCTAAATCCATCACCTCACCCCCGCAAACGTTACGTTAATTATTCCGACCGCCCAGACCATCTCAAACAGCACCAAAACAAACAGCGCTCCGGCCAGGTAATCGTTGTGATCTACCTGATCAGCCATCCAGTCCCCCAGACGGTCCAGCGCCTCTCCTAAAATTTCCAGGTACCCCCAGAAGTAACACCACAACCTCATGCTTGCACCATCCTCTCCGCAATGTATTTATCGATCGCCGTGGCCGGGATCAGCTTCCGGTTATTCCGGATAATAAAGCCGATCTTCCCGTCGGCGATCTCCGCCTTCAAAAAATTGATGCTGCAACACAGCAGCTGGCACGCCTCTGCCGTTGGGTACAGCATCCGGCGCGGAATTTCCTTTGCCTTTTTCATGGACCACCCTCCTTTCTTTTGTTCTATTTATCGAACCTTACGCTTAAAAAAATAAGACCCAACGGACGTCATCGGTTCACCAAGCAGCATCATGGTTCGTTCAATTTCCAACTGCGTCCATTCTGTCGAGCCATTAAGCCTCGAATACAGAGCTGTACGGCCAATCTGCAATGCTTTTGTGAATCTGTCCTGGGTCTTGTAAACCTCTCTGATTTTTCCCAACAACTTTGAATAATCATACGGCAAAACACGTGCACGTATTCTCATTTTCGCACCTCCTTTCGTTCGGTTTATCGTACCAAAACTATAACATAACAAAAGCAGAATTGCAAGCGCTTTTTTCTGTTTATCGAACTTTTTTTTGATGGCCAGTGAAAAATTGTTGCATTTCCCGAACGATTAACATATAATAACGGCAGGAGGTGATACAGATGAACAATGAAAAAACAGTACTGGCCGAACGTTTAAAAGCAGCCATGGAAAAGCGCAAAATTTCCTCAGCGGAACTTTGCAAAAGAACCAAAATAGGAAAGTCCTCCATGAGCGAATACCTGGCCGGAAAATTTACGCCTAAAGCAGACAAAATATATGATATCGCATTGGCGCTCGGCGTCAGCCCTTTGTATTTACAGGGTATCATTGAAACGGAAAATGAAGCTGATATAACGCCCGAAGATAAAGAGGTTTTATCTATTTTTCATAAACTAAACGACCATGGACAAAAAACAATCATTGTAACAATGAAAAGTTACACACTGATGCCGGAGTTTTCTGCGGTCAGCTTCGATCAGGCAGCCAAAGACATTCTGACAAATCCGTTATTCCCTGCAGATCAGGAGCACAGTAACGCTCTCGCAGAGGAAACCCGGACCCAGCGCCGCATCGAAAAAGCAAAAAAATGACCGTCCGGCTACCAGCACCGGACGGTCATGCAGACGACGCATTTTAAGTTTGACGAAAGACAAAAAGGAGTTGCCTGCCTTTTTATTATACCATAGGCAGGCACTCCGGAAAAGAGGTAAACATGTCAGTATTCAAAAACCCCAACGGCCTGTGGTACGCCAGGATCTCAACCGGCCAGAAAAACGAAAAAGGAAACTACACCTACGTCACCAGCAAACACGGCCGCAAAAGCCGCGGTGACGCCCTCATGGACGAAGCAGAGCTCCGGGTGTTCGTAGCCAGCAATAAGGCCGACACCCTGACGCGGATCCGGAACCATGAGCTCCTGGACCGGTACATGGCCACCAAGGGCATCCGGAAAACAACGGCCAAAACCTATCGCAGCGCCGTGAACCATATCAAGCGCCTGCTGCCGGATATCCCCGCCCGGGATACCACCACCATGCATATGGAAGCATACCGCCAGGCTGTGCTCCAGGAACCGGTGGCCACGTGTACCCACCGCACCCTGATCTCCCTGGTCAAGGCAGCCTTCACATGGGCCGCAGATAACGATATGATCATCAAGTCCCCGGCCCGGAACATGAAGCTGCCGGTCAAGGCCGAACCAGCCGGTATGCATGTGGAGATGAGCCTCCTGCAGGAGATTCTGAACACAGCCAAAACCTACCGGTACAGCCAGCTGTACATTCCGCTGCTGTTGGCCGGCATGTGTGGGCTCCGGATCTCTGAGATCTGCGGTCTGCAGGATAAAGACGTGACCGCGGACTGCGTCCAGGTGCGGTACAATTTCCTGCGGGCTGACAGCGCCCCCAGCCTGCAGCCATTAAAGACAAAAGCAGCAGCCCGTGTGGTGCCCCTGATTCCCGCTGTAAGCCGCGAAATTAAGGAGTACAAGGGTTTTATCAAGGCGTGCCATAAAGCGGCCCTGCAGGCCCGTATGGAAGCCAAAAAGAACCCTGGCTTTTTAGACGGCGATGCGCCATGGGATGATTCCGGCTTCTTCTTTGTGTTCCCCAAAGATGGACGGCCCCACGCCAAAGAATATGTAGAGCGGCAATGGAAACGATTCAAAATGTCCCCGGAGATGCAGCCGCTGATCAGCAAACACCCGGAGCTGGCCAAGATGCGGCTCCATGACTTCCGGCACTCCTTCGGGTCCAACCTGCGGTATGCCGGAGCGCCCATAGAGGACGTGACTGAGATCCTCGGCCACACAGACAGCAACTTCACCCGGACCACCTACGCGCTGCCGATGCAGGGCACCCATGAGCGCAGTATGGCGCGGTTTGCGAAACTTTGTGAAAAATGATTAATTTTGTGAATGAATTTCAGGTCTCTGTGACGAATTAATGAAAACTGCCAGGTGAAAAGCCGGTAATCGAATTAGATAGAATTAGATAAAGAAAAACCCCGGACGCCACAATTTATGCGGTCTCCGGGGGTTTCTTTAGATAGAATTGAAAAGTCAAGCCTTATTCTTCGGTCTTGATAACATTCATTTCAAGCAGGGAACGCCAGCCCAGACGGTGTGCGCATCGTGTCGTTTGGCAGGCGACGCCCGTGAACAAATTTGTGAAAAACGCGAATTAGATGCAATTAGATTAATTTAGATATATTTTAATAAGGAAGAAAAATGACCGGCGTGTAGCCGGCCTTATGCCTCCTTTTTAACTTCCGGTTTATGCTTATCCCAAAGGGCCTGTGCCTCTTTAATGTCGATGCCCTGCACCGCCGCAATCGAAGCGGCCTCTATGTCGTAGCCTTCGTCAACCCAGCGGTCCACTTTCACCTTCCAGTCAACCCGCTGGATAAGCTCGCTCACCGTTTCGCTCAACAGCATCGTGCATCCGAACACCGGCTGCGTCAATTTCCCGTTGACTATGAGATCGTGAGGAATCACTCCGTACCGGAGCCCGCGCTCGGTCATGGTCTCGATGATGTAGTAGTGCTTCCCGTCATTTGCTTCCAGGTCTCTGCTTACGATTTTAAATGCTGCCATGATTACTTCACCTCCCAAATTTCACGCAGGCTCATGGAGCCGTAGCAGCAACCGTTCTCAATTTCGCGGGCCTTTTTCTGTGCGCTCCGCAGGTTCCGCGCTTCAAATTCTCTCGTGGTTTCGTAACCGCCATTTTTTAACTGCGGATTAGATCTCCAGAACGTAGCTTTGTATTTTTTCATGTTAGCTCCTCCTTTTATCTTCCCCGGGGTCCGGCCCCGTTCCCTTTCGTCATGTGCATGTTAACTCTAACGATTTGAAAAATCAAGTCTTTTTTATCAATTTTTAAAAATATTTTTTGCAATAAAAAAAGACCCCGGACCGAAGTCCGGGGTAAGATTTTTTATTCGTCTGCTTCGTCGTAGTATTCGCATTGTCCGCCGTTCATCAAGGCTATCGGTTTTAACTTGGGGTACACATCGCATACCGACTTCGTGTATCCAGGCGTGATTTTATTCCCCTTCGCCGCAAACACGCACCCCTTACAATCCGGAAAGTACACCATCCCGGTGTTATCACTCATGTCATTGTCAATTTTACGCCGTTCTGCCATGATTTCACCTCCCATGGCGATAGTAACTCTAAAAAATTGAAAAGTCAAGTCTTTTAATTAAACTGAACCGGGTCCTGGGCAACAACCTGCATCTCAATCTGGACCTTTCCATTTTTGACAGAAACACGCTGGATCTGGAATCGTGTGTTTCTTTGCAGGATCATCTCCTGCTCATGCCCGGTCGATGCTTGATTATCCTTCCCATTCCAGCTGGCGCTTTGAGCACCGTGACCGTATTTTGAAAACGGTTCAGCATACATCATCTTCGTGCCAGCTGGGCAAAGAATGCGCAGCTCTACCTCATCCGTAAAGCCTTTTTTATCGCAAACGCCTGTGCTGCAGAACCCGAATTCGGTAACGAGTTTTCCCTCCACGGCATCTTTTAAATCGTTTACCATGCTGGGTTTTAAATATTGCGGATCTATACCAAGCAGTTTAGCAGCACCGGACGTCGACACGCCACGTCGAACATGCACATCATGGTCATAGCTGGACTTGTCGATAATATCCGTCATGTCGTTGATCAGCTTTTTAACTTCGCCTTTTTTGAAGTGCCCGTAGCTGTTAACGCCGATATTATCCATATCGATTTTACCAACGCCTTTGAACGCACTCGTGCCGTATTCAATGCCCCGCAGCGGTTCATTAAATTTGGAGAACGAACCGGTATAATCAAAAATTGCCTTTTTTTGAGCCGGAGTCGCGGCCTTCCAAGCCTCGGAACATTTATCTACAAGTTTTTTATGGATGGTCATATCGTCCGTCGGTAGCGGGGTCTTTTTAAACCCTTCAGCGCCCTGGTGATCAAAAGTTTTAAATTCATATTTGCTGTTATTCCCTTTTACCGCAGCAGATAAATTTTTTAAAGTTTGAATAGTGTTCTGAATATTGGTCTCCCGATTGGTGAAGCCAGGATCCGTCTTCGGAGTAATAAACGGGTCGTGCGGGCTGGATTTCGGTGCTTTCCCCGGAGCACTCTGCATTAATTCAACCGCCGATTTTGCCAGCAATTCCTCCACGCTGCTGGTTTTGGGTTTGAAGTTGACCTTCCCATACGGCGACTCCGCCACCGCGGCCTTGTACTCTTCGTAAGCCTTCTTCAGTTTTTCCTGATTGTCAACCTTCGCTGGCTGTGTTTTTACCGCGCCAATAGCCGTTTTATACTTGACCACCTTTTTCCAGGCTTCCTTTGCCTTGGCCGTGGCCTGCTTGTATAAAATGTGGTTCTTGGCGCCTTTATAATCCGAGTCCACCTTATCCTGCAGGTCTTTCACCGGGTCCGGCTTTGACAGGTCAAAATAAGCAATATCAAAATACTTATTCGGATCCTTGACCACTGTAGCTTTATCTAACTGTGCGTAAATTTCGGGAAAAGCCGCAAGTTTCTCGTCTATTTCCTTCTTTTTCGCATCCAGCTCTTCTAACGAATTGGCCGCGTAAAGGTCGTTGTATTCAATCTGTTTGTACGCCTTATGGACCTCGGCCATCGTCTTCTTGGGCTTCGGCGGTTCCACCGCCTTCTTGAGGTTCTGAAGCAGCTGCGCCTTGGACCCTTTGAAGTGTTTCATTTTCGTGTGGATAGATGGCAGCAGGACCTTCTTTCCGGATTTTAAGGATTTGCCGAAAGACGGTTTGAACTTTTTACCGTTCAGCTTCCCGCCGGCCCCGCCTTTGATTTCCCCGGTGCCCTCATCGATCAGGACCTTGGCCCCGTTGATCGTGCGCCAGATATCCTCCCCGTCGCAGGCCCGGAGCCGAAGTGTGTTTATTTTTGTATTGTCAGGCATAGTGCACCCTCCTAAAAATTAAAAGAGAGCCCGCCGGCAACGGTTTTCCTGTCGCCGTAGGCCCACCCTCCCACATTCTTATACACCGGGAACCGCAGCGAATACGCCACGCCATGGCTGCCGGCGCCGACGCCAATAGACCAGTGCCGGGTCTTATCCGGCACCTTGATATCCACCGACGCCGCCGTGTGCTGTTCCAGCTTCAGCTGATGATCATCAAAAACATACTTCTCACTTTCGGCCTTTTTGATGACCTGCTCCTTGCCGTTCACCGCGACCTTTATCTCCTGCAGCGGAACCTTCACGTCCACGTCCGGAGCGGCCGCCGATGGCTTCTCAACGTACTTGATGACCGTCTCCGTTTTGGTTTGTACGACCGGCTTCTCTACGGGCACCTCCACGACCGCAGAATCGGCCGTAGAGCGCCCAGTATAAAAACCCAGACCAAATACCAGCACGGCCAGCAGAACGCCCGCTATGGCCAACGTGTGGCGCGTCAGGGCCGCCTTTATCGTTTCCCATACCTGCACATCACTCACCGTCCTTGTGAATACCCCACACAAAACAGAGTGCGAACACAAACAAATACAGCTCCAGCCGGTGCGCCCCAGGAAACTCGTAGTCGTCCTGGTATGTCACCCCCAGCAGGATCTGAATTGGATCTAAAACATAACCCTCGATAAGCAACCAAACCCCTCCTAACTCACCACGTGGACGCAGGGATCGAGCCCCGCAGCCACCGCATCGCGCCAGTAATAACATATCCAGAGAATGTCAATATTACGCATGCGAAAACACCCGTAAGTCGGGAGCAGCGGTTGTATGGCCTGCATAGCCCCGTCCCAGCCAAGGTTTGAACCTCCGCCATGAACCGCTCTGCCCCGACCGTCGATATTGAGGTAGGCCCAGCCGAAAGCTGCAGATAAATCATCCTCGCCGGGATAGTCAATATCCGCCCAGACAGTCTCCCGGTATACGCCGTCCACAGCATTCCCCCGCGGCTGCCCGGCTTCATTCTCACCCTCGTAAAAATCCGTAGATATCTCGGCCTTGTGCATGACTTCGTAGTTTTCGTCCAGACAGTAGACCATCTTTTCTGTTTTATTGATCTGAACTTCTTTAAGCCTCACTTGATAGCCTCCTTCCGTTTTTTGACGACAGCTACCAGGTCCCGGGCCACCTGAACGTTACATTCCTGCAGGTTTTCCAGAATGCTGAGGAATTCCGTACAGGAAAGCACCATCGTGATCAGGCTGACCACCCATGCCGTGGGAGAATGTGCGATCAGCATGGCCACGTCACATACCGACGCCGCAAACAGGATGGTGATATAGGTGCCGAGCTTTGATAGAAAGCGGTCTCGAAGCTCCTTGCTTTTGATGTACCGCCACCGCCTGGCCTGTGAAATAAATTTGTAGTACGTCCATACGGACCCCGGTGTCTGCGGGTACATGTCATGCCAGAGCTTGGCGCTCTGGGCCAGCCACCGGGTCGCCGTGTCCATGCTGGTGAGCACAATAAAAACCGCGATGAGCTGCAACTGCACGCCCATCGCGTCTGCTACCGTGGCCACCCCCGCACTGGCCGCCAACTTCTCCGGCCAATGCTCCAGCACGGCTTTAACCGTGTCACTACTAAAAAGTTTGTTCATTTTTTAGGCCTCCGGCCAATGGATTTCCTCTACTTCCTCTTTCGTCTGCGCCGCATTAACCTGCTCTTTTAACTCATTGTATTTCACATGTAACGCATTACTCCGCACCGCAGCCGCACCATTGATAGCCGCAAAATCAGTAATCCCCATAGGTACACGTTGGTTATCTGCCGTAGTCCATGTGATACTACCACCGCCATTATCGGTCAACGCCTGTCGTGCAATGGCTAACCTGTCACGGCTTTTGTCATCGTAGTCAAACAATCCTTTATCTGTCTGTACAGGTTCAACCTCTTTAGCGTCACGGATGGTTTTTAATTCGCTGATTTTGTCTGCTTTTATTTCGTCAAGTGACGGCAGTGGAATGGATATTACTTCATAATATTCACCTTTGTCCTCTATCATAGCGTTATTGGCATTGCACCATTCTGCGACAGAGGAATAGGTATCCGCATCAAATCCACGTTTGTTAAATTTAGTTCCCAACATTTATGCCACCTCATTTCCAATAACCAAACGCAATATACCGCACACCAATATTTGAGCCGCTTGCTGATACTACCTTAAAAGTTGTAGTAGTAATACTTCTTACCGCAATATTTACAAGGGTATTTGTGGATATCGTAACTTGTGGGGCAGAATTAAAGGGCTGTGGATATGTAACTGTTGTTTCTGACGAAGAAACGCTACCCGTGTACCCTTTGCATATCTGCACACCATTCTTGTAGCGTATATAGTCAGAGCCACTTGTCTCAACGCTTTCAACACTTTTCCCATCCCAAGTTAATGTACCATCAGGTTTGCCTATAAGTGAAGCACTATTTGTTCCGTCATGCGTACCAAGCTGAAATTGTCCTGCGGTACTTGAATGACTTTTGCCACTTAAAAGCAACTGCGCCCCGTTGTAAATGCCACTACCACCCAAAAGTCTCAATCTGCCAGCTTCGTTTTGTGCGCTCGCAAGAGAAATTCGACCTTCTTCTTTATCAAATAAGATATTTCCCGTCATCGTTCCACCAGCGGATGTGATAACATCGTTGCCATCCCAAGTTAATGTGCCATCAGGAGTGCCTTTTAACGTCACAGTGTTTGTTCCGTTACTTGCCACGCATTCAAATTGTCCTGCGTAATTACCAGCCCTTGACATTCCGCTTGCAACGAACCTTGCTCCACGGTTATCGTCTGTACCACCATTAATACGAATCAACCAATTATCAGCAGAATTACAAATTTGATTTGAACCCGAAAACGCAATATTCCCTGTCAGCGTACCGCCAGCCAACGGCAGATAATCCTGCAATTCTGCTTGTACATAGGCCGTCGTTGCCAGCTTGGTAGAGTTATCATTTGCCCCCGGTGTCGGCGCCGTAGGCGCGCCTGTAAAGGCAGGACTTGCGATAGGCGCCAACTGATACCTATCCACAACGGCCTGCGGAATATCAACGCTGGCAGGATTCTCCAAATTTTTGTTATTAGTCCAAGATATTACCCCGCTATTGTTAACCGACGGCGTGAACGTCGCCCCATCCCCAACAGAAATTTTACCGATAATCGGATCCGCCATCTCAATGCACCTCCTCCAGCACCGTCAACGTTTCCGGACCGACCACAATGGCCTCGTCCTCATTAGCATCGATTTTGACCACCTCGTAATACAGCACCCCGAACGGCAGCGGCGCCGTGTCGGTCTGCTGGATCAGAAAACTCCCGTCAGGCAGCCGCCCCCGGGAAAACAACAGATCTGTCAGCCCAGCATCACGGTACACCCGCAGCGCCAGCGACTCTCCCGCCGCTAATGTGGCACCGATATACAGATAGGCATCATCGCCCCGAGTCAGGCTCAATTTTTCTCCATCAATAACAAACATCAGGCAGTCCTCCTCCACATGTACACCGCAATAGACGCCGGGCGCACGTCAAAACTTGCACTCGTTCCAGCGCTGCCCGTTGTACCCGTGTGAGTGTGGGCACCATTGCTCGCAGCCGTACCACTGACCGTGTGCGTATGGGCACCATTGCTATTTGCCGTTCCAGAATGCGTATGCGCACCGTTAGACCCCGTTGTACCGGAAAAACTGTGCGTATGATTTGAAGCACTGGATGTTGCACCACTCCAACTCTTTGAAGCATCAAATCCAAACCAATCGTCCCGTTCACCACCATTGCTCACATGAACACCTTGCTGTGGCTCGTCTGCAGTATTTTTAATATAAAATGCACCATTTACAGTTGCCGAGTCATCAGCGTATTTTTGTCCAACACCGCTAAAATTACCCGTGATATTCATCGTACCACGGGTATGGCTATGACTTCCCGCACCGCCTGTATTTCCAGAATAACTGTGCGTATGCGCCCCGTTAGAGTTGATATCCAGCGTGTGAGTGTGGGCACCATTGCTCGCAGCCGTACCACTGACCGTATGGGTATGGGCACCGTTGCTGGCCGCTGTAAACGTATGCGTGTGAGATACCAACGGTACATTTTTCGTCATGGCCCCGTAGGTTGTTGACCCGTCAACCGTATACCCGGTATCAGCGGCCAAAATATACCTGCCCTTGATCTGCACCCACGTGCCACCACCCAGCAGCGTGGCCGGGTTGGTGTTGGAAAACGTCATAAAAAGACTTCCCACCGGCCATGCATCAATAGGCCGCACCGCAGTGATTGCACCGGAATCATTGGGAACATTCCCGTTAACAGAGAATGCAAACGCCCGCTGGATAGCATTCACCAGCCCACCGGAGTCTCCATCACTTACATCGAACCCACGTGCCGCCAGAACCGAAGCAATAGCATAAGCCATCACAGAACACTGACGATATAATTTATTGTGCATCTTCGGAGATGCCAGCCCCGGAGTAACTCCGTTCAGGCGCTGCCCTTCCGCAAGGTACTCTGCATCCGTATCAATAGACGTCATCGACTCGTCGAAAATCTGAAAATTATGTTCAGCCATAATTCATCCTCCTTATAAGGGCTCTGCCCAATGCGCCGTGTAACCAGAGAAGTCCGCGTCGTTCAGATCATAAGCAAACAGCGGCTTACCTGTTGTATCCGTGATCAAAAGGTTATTTATACGCACGCCTTCAGGCTTTGGCACAATGTACCCATTGACAATCAATTCCCGCATGAGCTCCGTAAACTCGCCAGAAATGACCACGTTATACGTCATAGCGTCCCCGGGTCCATGCGACTGCAGATCTTGTAACTGCAGACTGATATCCGGGAAAAGCACATCCCAGGCATCATACAATTCATCCAGCGTGCCCTTCCATAAATTCTGGATAAGCCGCGCCTTGATGACCAAACGATACGTATCGTCATTCATGATAGGCCCGGAACCATCCGA